GGCCCTGTAGGGGCCATTTCAGGCATAGGTGCGGGTTCAGGCCTTACCAGAATGTTATCTGGGTTGAGTCCCATGTAGGAAAGAGCCTGACGAAGGGCTGGTTCTGGGTTATATCCAAGGTTTGTTAGGGTTGGGATGATGTTTTGAATCATCTCCACGCCTTGACGGGCACGAGTTGCTGGGTTGATAGCGCTAGTTGAGCCACCTTCTACCTCGATTGTGAACTCACCCTCGATATCAGCCTCTGTAACCTGTAGCCAAAGTGCTGCTTCTGGTCCAGCAATGCGGATTGCACGGCTATTATCTAGGAACTGCTGACATAAGGCAAGCATTCTAGTCGCTACTTCGCGGCAAGCCTTCTCAACATTAGAAAGCTTATCAAGTGCGCGTGTTGTTGCGGCACCTTCTACGGCTGCAGCGGCAGTACCAGGTACGCGGTTAGCGGCTCCGATGTTACCCATCTGGAAATCAGTGATACCCAAGATGCGTTGCATGTAATCCTGAAGCTTACCTTCCATGACATAGTTGTCTGCGGGTGTAGCAAGGCGCTGAACCGGGGTAAGTACCTCGTTCATGCTTACATTGTTAGGCAAGTCTAGAGGAATAACTTGGTCAGGCTTGTTATCCATTAGAGCCTTAGTCAATTCTGGTGTCAAGACTTTCTTGTTTACAAAGTACTTGTTACCAACACGCTTGAGGTCGTTAAGTTCTGCATGCATGATTTCGTTAATCATCAACTGTACGCCAGCGATGTTCTCTAAATCACCGAATGCCCAGATAGAGTTACCACCATCTGAGAAGTTACGCATGTGAACGAACGGAGGATAGCGGTGGTCGTAAGGGATTGGACCTTCGTAAAGAGCCTCTGCTCCATCAATCTGAAATACGCACAAGGTACGAGACTTCATATCATAGAACTCATAGACTGTAGCATGTGTGAATGCCTCAGGTAGAGCCTCTTCTTGCTGCTCATAGTTCTGATATGTTGATGGGTCTGTATATGAAGTATCTGCAGTGATGTTCTCAACCGCAGCCTTATTGAAGTTAGTGTTAGAACGCAACTCGTCTAGAGGAACACGAAGACGCTGGGCTACCCAACGGGCATTGTTCATACGACGGGAGTTAGCTGGTAGGAAAACATCATAAGGTGAAACATACTCTAGGTATGGCTCATCGAGCTCTACTAGTTGCTGGGTGATTGCGACAGAGTCGACAATCTCCTGGACTGTTCCCTCATCCAGTGGGACTCCGGTCTCAAGGGCTACTTCCTGTGCGGCTGCAATAAGGTCTGTAGCCTCTAGTGTGATGTTCTCTGCTGTGCGGTCTACGGTTGCTTCTGAGTATGACCAGCCTGTCTTACCAAAACCATTACCAAGGATAACCATGTCTTGAGTCATATCGCGTAGAGTAGCGGTAGAATCAGAACGCTTCCAGAAATAATCTAAAACAGAGTTTGCAATCTTAGCGTTGCGCTCGACTACGGTGATGTCTCCACCCATAGGAGTCACAACAAACTTAGGGTCACGCTGTACGACTGAGTTGATAATCATCGTCAGGTGGGGAAGTACCATGTTTACGGTACGCAGGAATGAGCCCGGAACTGGGAAAGGAAGGATACGGTTCAGGTCGAGCATGGTTAGCTCGCGTTGTGCTCCAGTACGATATAGTGACTCAAGCATACGCCAGTGCACATGGACAGGTTCCATTCGACGCAAACCGTCGCGGATGGCAGCCTGCTTATCCTTAAGCGTGTATGTGCCCTCGTAGTTCTTAGCCATAGTTACCTCTCGTCATTTGGTCGAACCCTATTTGGAAGGCCTCACTCCGCTGTCTTTCTGCTTCCTCCATGTCGTCTATTGCTCGATTACGAGCCTCACGCATGGACTTCAGATTTATTCGACCGGAGGGTCTCCAAACATTGTCCTCAGTATTAGCAGGGAGTGGGGAGGCCAGCTGATGCTCTTCTACCAAAACCCATAGTGCAATGGCCATAGACATGACCAAGTCGTCGTGACAACCCGTATCTGCGGCATACCGCACATTTCCCGATGCAGTCTCCTGCATAACGAACTGACCCAGTTCTGTGCGTAGTAGTGGGTAGAGATTGTCAATCTTACAGTCCTCACCGTCGAAGACAAGGTATTGAGCTAATCTGTCAATAACTGCTTTGCGTCGGTCGGTGGTCATTGGGAATTCGAAGATACGCGTCTTGTTCTTAGTCTTAGTTCCAGTACCTTGGTGCATGTAGGCATTTGGGTAATCTAGGTGTTTGTGAAGTTCATTGATAGGCAGCGAACCTTGAGAGCCTTGGTTTTCTACGGCCATGAGGGCAGCCCATTGACGGCCCTTGAAATAGCGGCCAAGCTTGTCTAGGTCAGCGGCATACTCTGTAGGCGGTGTGGTATTGCTGTGGTAATAACCAAGAACCTGTACACGCTGGTCTTCATCAAAGGAAAGAACCTGTGCGGTAGAGAAGTCCTTGCCACCACCGGTAGCAGGGTCAGCGCCGACTACATAGAAGGCGTTGGGGTCTGGGTCTAATGTTGTAAGCCGTAGAGGCCCGTTCTCATCGTACTCAAAAACAATCTCATCATCGTTTGCCCAGTGAAGGTTGCCACGATATGGGAAGTCTGTGAATGAGGTTTCTGATGGTAGTCCCTGAAACCTTGGTCGTCCAGATTCACGGAAAGCCTCTTCCTCATCCCGAGGATATTCCTGGAAGAACCGCCACGGCTGGTCTGCGAACTCTCTGCGCTTTAAGTCGTACTTAGTCTCGCAAGGTGTGTTGGCTTCCTTAGTACCGGTACACCATCCGCAATGGTCTCCGCACTGCATAAAGGGAGAAACACGCCACGAACGGAAGAATGACACGAACTGGGATTCACCGCGTTTAGCAGAACGGTATGTCTTAGCAAAGCGATTGTAGTTACCACGAGAGGTTGAGATAATCAACATCGAACCACCAGCGTCAGTGGTAGGAAGCAAAGTTCTAAATACATCTTCCTGACGGGTAGCAGGTTCTACAAGACCCGCCTCGTCCAGGATAACCAGGGTTGCGGTTTCACCAGCGAACACAGACTCTACTGCAGCTGCTGACTTAAGCTTAGATATCATGCCATCGTTAAACTCAAAGGATAGACCATCGGTAGAATCCGCAATCAGCTTAGGAGCACGGTCCTTCATCCAGAAGGGAAGGAACTGGTAGGCCAGACGGGCCTGAGCCAGGTTCTTGTTTGCGGACTTCTGGGTCTGGGATACAATCAGGATAGTAGCACCGGGGCGAAAGAAAGCGAGCCAGATGGCGTGAGCCATGGCGAGTGTGGTGTAACCTAGCTGACGAGCCTTGAGAGCAATTACAAAGCGATTAGACTTGAAAAGACTGAGTAGTTCTTCTTGGTAGTCAAATAGCTCAAACTTAACGCGACCGCGTGGGTCAGATTCAGATGGGATGAAGACATAGTTTCTGAGAAAGTATCCTTCGTCGGAGGCACAGCGTCGCCACTCTAGTTCTGTGTAGAGTTTATTGAGGTCAGCATTCTTGCGGTATTCGCTACTCATCGCCATCCCTCGGTAAAATAATTAGATTGTGCCATACAGCGGCAGCCATGATATCTCCATGCTTGTCATAAGCCAGGGGCACAAGCCTACCTCCGCAATAGCAAACTATGTAAGAGCCGGATTCTTCATCGTATTGGTCGTCCCCATCCGGGATAATCCCGAAGTAGGCCCGTACATGGGCCTTGCGGGCTGAGGCCTTTTTTTCCTCAAAGGCGTGCGCGATATCCATCAGGCAACCGGTTCGGATACCGTGTAACCTGCTGCTCTTAAAGCATCGGCCATAGTCTTAGGGTCTAGGATAGATGCTGCTTTAGCCACGAGCCCTGGAAGTTCCATATTGGAGTAATCGCTTGAGCGAGATGCTTGCTCCTCATCTAGCCAGCTTTTTCCGTAGAGCTTCATAAAAAGCTCCTGTGCCTTCAGGTTACCCTGCTTGGCAGACTCCACTAGCTTGGTCTTTACGAGGCGATAGTCTCGCTCGTCCCCATCCATAGTGATGTCATCATCGTCAGAAAACACAAGAGCGCCACCGGATTTAGCGGCCATTGATTCCGTGAGACGCCGTTGCCTCTCGGTAAAGTCTGGATTGGTTTTCCAGCGGCGCATAGTGCGCGACCCTGAGTAGCCATGCTCCTGAGCCCATTGCTCTTCGGTAGCTGTCGCCCCACGCTCATGCTCCGGGGTAGCAAGCCACATAATGTACTCGTCCCAGTGAGGGTGTATTTCTTTTGGCATATAGCTAACTCCTCTGTAGAAAAGATAATCTTGACGAAAGACTGTTGACGCGGTTGCGTACTTAAGAAAGTACAGTCTTCAGAGTCTTCAGCTTTTACTCCCGTTTACTGGTGGCCTCCGCGCCTCTAGGCGCTCTGGCCTCCGGATTACCGGAGTCCCCGTTTTTTCCCCTTTATATTAGCCGCCCGTGGGGAGAAAAACCTCCCCACTCTGTCCCGGCTTCCGGGGCGCCGTTTAGCTTTACTGTGTCTGCCTACAGCACCCAATTCGTGACATGTCCGGTTGCGGACTTAAGCACCCCGCTCGTACCGGTCTGATGTCCGGTATATGTCCGGTCTTTGGGTCCTATCGGACAGGCATTTAGCATCTTCGGACACCTGTGCGGACATTGGGAGGAGCTAAAAGAATTAACATGATTGTAACATTAGGTGGCCTAGTTGCGGCGTATGGCCGGCTATATTTGATGAAAAAATACCGCTGACCAGGATAAAAGGGAGCTGGCCCCCCCCGATGGGGGAACCCCCCGGTCCCGCTACCCGGTAATGCTCCCGGTACTACCCGGACTACTGGCTTATGACAGGACGGGGAAGGGAACGGGAACCGGCGGGACGGGAAGGGGACGGGGGGCCTTGCCGGAACGGGGCGGGTTCTCTGGGGCGGGTTGGTCCGTT